GGAGTTTTCGGGTTAAGACCCGACACCCGACACCCAAAGGCGGCATGCCAATGCCGAAAACCGCGCGCCCCGTCCAGGTCTATGACTTCACGGCGTTCTCCAAACGGACGCCGACGCAGCAGCAGCCCGGCGATCGGATCGACGCCCAGTTCAAGGCGCATGCCGACGCCATCGTCGAGATCCAGAAGATCGTCGACGCCTTCCGGCCGGCCCCGACCCCCAATCTCGACCAACTCGTCCAAGACTTAAAAGCTGCGGCTCAGCAAGAGCTGCAGGATTTATGGCGGCAATCCATCAACGCCGCCAGGACCGTCGATGAGGCCCGCGTCGAGCTTCAGCGCATGCGGGAAGAGGTGAAGCGCGCCAGGGAAATTGCTGAAGACGCTCAGGCGCGTCTGCAGCAAGTTCAGCAACAGCTTGTGCAGCCGCGCGAGCTAGCCGCGCCGACGCCGCGCGAGCCGACCCTGCCGACCCCTACGCTCTATGTCAACGCCGGCGGTCCGTATGCCGGTGATGACGCCGGCGCGACCGCGACGTCGGCCGACTACGCTCAAGTGTCGATCGAGTGGGCCGAGCACATGCCGGACACTATCCCGCCCAACGTCCTGGCGATCAACGCGATTTCGGGCGATCACTGGTCGTCCAGGTGGTGGGCCAACCGCGCGGCGCAGATCGTGTCTGGTCTCGCGCCATTGCCGTCTGGCGTCGCGCCGATAACCGAGGCGCTGTCGATCACTGCGGTCAACGCCGCGTCCAATCTTCAGCACGCGCCCTATGGCGCAGTGACGCTTTTCTTCAATGGCCAGGCGTTTACGTCGCTTGATCCGGCTCCGGCGTTCACCGTCGCCGGCCAGACAATCAACTGGACCTCGACTGTCTGGAGCTTGATCCCCGGCCAGTCGCTGGTCGCCCAGTACTTTTACGCGACAGGCGGGTGACGATGCTCAAACGCCTTTTCACCCTTCTCGCCGCCGTCCTTGCGCCCGCCGTCGCCGCCGCCCAGACCGCGCCGGCGCAGATGGGCATCACCCCGACTACCCAGCCGGAAGTGTTGCAGACGCTCGACAACACCAAGACCTGGGTGCCGCTCGGCAGCGTCAACTCGACTACCCATACGTTCAGTCCGGTCGGCGGCGGCGGCGGTGGTTACGGCTTGAACGTCACCATCCCGTCAATCGGCATGCAGGCGATGACCGACGCCACCGCCGCGACCCAGCCGCTGTTTGACAATGCTCCGCTTGTTCAAACCTTGATGCAGGCGATTGCGCCCACCCAGCCAGGCAATTCCGGCGGGCCGACCGTTGTCTTTCCTTGGGTGACTGGGGCTAATCAGGTTTATTATCACTTTACTCAAGCTTTTCATCTTGCTCGTGGGGTGATTGTCGACTGTGGTCAAGCGTCTTCTGGCACCAACTCCAATCCCGGAACGACGCTTGTATTTGACGCTGGCGTCGATGGCGTCGTGCAAGATGACCCCAATGTGTCGTTTGACGGTGGTTCGGCGCAAGGGTCGGATCTTCGTAATTGTGAAATCTTGTCGTTGGGCGAAGGTGTCGGCAACACCGCCAATCAAACTGGCAACACCTTTGTAACGCTCAATTTTATGTATTACGGTTCAACCTTCAATAATCCTTATCCATGGGGCGCTGGCGACGGCATTCTTATCGTTCCCCGGTTCAATCAATACAATCCTGTCCCGTTTGGCGGCGACATGACCGCAGTTCAGCCCGGCGCTTATCTCGACAGCGTCGCTGACGCTGGCGTGACGCTCAACCTTCATCAGGACAGCGGCGGCGCGACCAGTTTCACCGCCGGTGTTCCGTCATACGACGCTCTCGCTCATGCGCCGCTTGCTTTTGAGATTTGGCGGTTTCCGGCCGCGCAAGGCTACAACGTCACCAACGAAGGGCCGTCGACTGGCGCAGCGGCGCAGTCCTGGACGACCGGCGCAAACACCGCGACGGCGACGTTCAGCGGCACGACTGCAAACGTGACCGCCGTCGTCGGGCAGATTTGCGTTGGTTCGGTATTAGTCGGGGGTGGCCTCATCCCCATCGGCGATCTCAACAATTCGACCTATCTCGCCCCTTCGGTGACGGTGTTGCCGGGCGGCGCGACCAGCGGCTGCTCCAGCGCGCTTGGCGCTTACACGATCAGCACGACGCAGACCATCGCCAGTCCGGTTACGGTCACCGTTGGGGCAGGCATTCAGGTCGCGCCGGGAACGTGCAATGGCGTGTTGCAGGGCGCGATTGTCCTCGATACGACCAGCGCCAACAAGAAGATCGGCGTCGTGTCATTGTGCGACAACGTCGCCAACGTCATGGCTTTGACCACTACGGTGTTGACCGCTTCGTCCGGCGCGACCGATGCGTTGTCGTTCTCCAGCAACGTCGTCTTCATCAATGGCGGTTCGTCGCGGACATGGATGTCGGCGGATCGCCTGTGGATGGACGGCTTCCCTTATGGCGCGGTGACGTTCAGAACGTCGACCGATTTGAAGTGGCCGTCGAGTTGGGGGCAAGCGTTCAGCGTGTGGAGCGTCGGCAACACCGCGATCTTGCCCGGCGCGGTTAGTCATGCCGGCGGAACCGGCCGCGCCTGGATGGTGCCTGCCGGCGTTAAGCGTCAGATCACCTCCAAGAGCCACTCCAACACGGTCGAGATGTTTCCGACCGGTTTGCAGATGGGCTGTAGCTCGGGGCAGGGAGTGCGTGGGTTCAACTGCACCGGCTCCTATGACGCCGAGAACGTCTATCAGTTGGACCTGATCGGGCGCTTGACCGAAGGCGACAACAGTGGAGGGAGCACGGCTCACGCCAACAGTTACTACCGCAATTTCATGATCGACACCGCCGAGATGGGCGACGTCGGCTCATTCTATAGCGGCGAGGAATACGAAAGCTACGAGGGCGGCTACGCCAGGTTGACCGCTCTTCAGCAATGCGTCGTTGGTCAGAATGTATCAGTCTATGTCGGCATTTATTCGACTGGCAGCAGCAATCAATGCGAGGTTCCGGCGACCGGCGGCTTTGTGCAGCCGACTAACCTTGGCGGATTTGGACCATTGTGGTTGGGGGCGCAGGATTTTGTGCCTTTGGACGCTTTTAATATTAGCAATGGAAATTTTCTTGGCAATCGTTGGACGTTTTATTCGCAAGGCAGTCAAACCCTCACCCAGCTTGCTGGCGCGGCCAATACGAATATTCTGACCAGCTCCAACGCGCCTAGGTACGCCTATGACGGCGTCTATGTGCAAGATCAGACCAATCCCAGCGCTATTCCTGCCGGCACTTTTGTCACTCTTGTCGCCGGCATCGGCAAGATTTATCTGTCGCAGAACTTGACCGCAAATATTCCTTTGTCAGATACGATAGTGTTTGGCTATGCGCCGGCTTTGGGTTATGTCCATTATCAAAATGCTGGTCCATGTTTTGCTATTTCGCCGGGGATCAATAATCAATTCACCAACTACATGGATAGGTTCTGTGGCGGAATTGGCGGCCATCCATGGTATATGAATTATAACGGTGTGTTCAACGCTTGGAATTGGAGTTCTGCTGCTGGCGGCGGCAATGGCGCGGTGATGACTTGGCTTGGATCCGAATATAAAGGCTACAATCCGAACGCCGGTAGTATGTTGTTTACTACGTTGGAGTTGGGTGGTCCAGGAACAAATTCGGCCGGCGGCACGGAGAGGATGCTGGACAGTGGAATTGTAGCCCCAACTGACGCGATTGCTACTTTTACCGCCAGTGACTGGTTTTCAACATTAAACCACACTATTGGTTTGACCGGCGGCGTCTGCCCGGTAGCCTTTACCACTCTATCCAAGAGCAATACCCAAATTCTTGGCGCGGTGGCGTCATGCAGCGCGGCGACGCCAACCTTGACCCTCACGGCGGCGGCGACCGCCGCCAGCCTTGGCTCGCGTGACGTCCTTAACGTTGGCGCGGCGGCTCCGGTCGCCCAGGCGCAGTGGGCGACCAATAGTCGTAAAATTCCGGTCAATTCATGCGCAGGCATTTCCGCTGGGCAGACGGTCACCGACGCCAGCAATGCGGGCGCGGCGATTGGCGCGGTCTCGGGATGCGTCAACGAAACGCGGGTGACGCTAACCCAGCCGGCGGCTTTTGCTTCGACCACCGGCGGCGACACGTTGACCGATGCAGCACGGCGGCAAGGCGATTTTCGTTTCAACACTGGCGTGGTGGCGGGCGGAACGTTTGGTTGGGGGAGCACCAGCAATATCGCCACCGCGATGAACCCGGCCGGGCCGGTCGCGCTTGACGCGCAAGGCGCTATTCTGACTGCGACGCTGGGCGCGACTGGCGCTGGCGGCGCTGGCTACGCGGTCAACGACACCGGCGTCATCGCCGCTGGCGGCAGGAACGCGACCTATGTCGTCGATAGCGTGACGGCGGGCGCAGTCGCGACTTTTCATCTGAGCAATTTCGGCTCGGGCTATCCAGTCGCCAACAACGATCCGACCGTCGTTTCGACCGGCGCTGGCAATGGCGCGCTGACCATCAACGTCGCGACGATCTCGCAAGGCGGTAACGCCTGGCAGTACAACGCCGTCGTCTCGGGTGGAACCAAGCCGGTCGGTTCCGGCTCATGCCCGATCAATACTCAAGTCGGCGGCATGAGCACCGGCTCGTTCAAGGCGAACGGCGCCTGCGCCGCCAACGGCACGATCGTGCTCGCCATGCCAAACGGCGTCGCGCCCACCGGCTGGCGCTGCGGCGCGGACGACATGACGACGCCCGCCAATCCGCTGAAGGAAACCGCCTACACCCCGAGCAGTGTGACGTTCACCGCTCTTAATGGTCTCGCCGCATCGGATCAGGTGGCGTTTGGCCCGTGCACGGGGTTTTGAGAGATGGGCCTCACCGAGGAAGCCGGAAAGGTCGCCAACACCGCCGTCAGCGCGATGGGCGCGTCGCCGCTGGCGCTTGCTCTTTTGCTGGTCAATCTCGGGTTCCTCGGTTTTTGCATCTACGTCCTTGGTGAGGTCAGCGCCAATGCGGCGGAACGAAACAAATCTCAGCTCCAGTTGATCAACGACCTCGTGCACGACATCCGTGATTGTCGTCAGGGGCCGAAGACATGAGCGAGCGCCGGAACATCGAAAATCTTCATCTCAGCGAGCAAGGCGCAAACCTGATTTCAGAGCGCGAAGGCTGCATCCTGACGGCTTATCTTGACAGCAGGGGGACGCTGACCATCGGGATCGGACACACCAGCGCCGCTGGGCCGCCAAAAGTCGCGCAGGGAATGACCATCACGCAAAACAAAGCGATGCAGATCTTTCGCGACGACAACGCCCGTTTCCGCCACCAGTGCCTGCCGCTGGTGAGGAGCCCGTTGCATCAGCACGAGTTTGATGCGCTCGCGTCATTCGTCTTCAATCTCGGCGCGACCCAATTCAGGGGTTCGACCGCGCTTAAGCGTCTCAACCAGGGCGACTACGCTGGCTGCGCCGAAGCGATGCTGTTCTGGAACAAGCCGCCGGAAGTGATGTCGCGCCGGCGCGGCGAGCACGACCAATTCCTCAACCTTCAGCATGTCGCGAGGGCATGATGTGTGGCTTTGGCATCGGCACAATTTTTCAGGTCGCGATCTTCGTCATCGTCGTTCTGGTCGTTCTGGCGCTGCTTCGCGTCTTGCTCGGCGGATGGCTCACCAACATCACCTCGGCTCCTTACTGGAACGTCATTCAGATCGTGATCGGCGGTGTGGTCGCGATCCTGATCCTGCTGTTCCTCTGGCGGCTGGCTGAGTGTGCAGGGCTGTTTGGCCGTGTCGGTATGCTGCTCGCGTTTCCGGTAACCTGAATGGCGACCTTTATCTGGGACCCCGCAGTGCAATGGCCGCCGCCGGCCGACATTTTATTGAACTACGACGTCGTCGCTCCCGGCGGCGTCACCCTCTCTTCGGCGCGGTCGTCGAAGACGACACAAGGAGAAGACGCCATGACCAAGGTTGTTATCGTCGGAGAAATCTATAACGCCGGCCTCGAAGTCGGCGGCGGCCCGATCTATCCGCCTAGCCAGCCGCCCGGCATCTGGCCGAGCCCCGGCCATCCCGCCCATCCCATCGCTCCGGGCGGTCCTCCTCCGGGCATTTGGCCGGGACCGGGTTACCCAGCGCATCCTATTGCTCCGGGTGGACCGCCTCCATATCCCGATCAAGGGTTGCCGGGTCAGCCTCCGGGGATCTGGCCCTCGCCCGGTCATCCGGCGCACCCGATCGCGCCTGGTGGACGCCCTCCTGGCATTTGGGGCGGTCCTCCGCTCTATCCCGACATTGGCGGCCCCGGCGCGCAGCCGATCCCGACGCCGCCGATCTATCTGCCGCCAGGGACAATTCCTGGTCTGAGTCCCGAACATCCAATTTACATTCCGCCGAGCATCTGGCCGAACCCTGGCGTACCGACGCATCCGATCGTGTTGCCGCCGCCCGGCAGCGAAGAGAAGCCGGAAGTGCTGGAGAACTGGAACGCGACAACGATCTGGACGCCGTCGTCCGGCTGGGTCGTCGCCATCGTTCCGTCAGAAGAGCACCCCGGTGTTCCGACGCCGTCGTAATAAGGAGGTTCAATCATGCCCAAGAGCGCAAGCTGGAGCGTCATCCTGACGACGGCTGTTCCCGATGGAGCTTCAACCGAGCTTCTTACGCCCGGCCTCGATCCGGCGGCTATCGATCCTGAGAGCGCCGAGCTTGCGGTCGGCAACGCCGTTGTGCCGATGCCGGAAAAGGCGACCGTTGATTACGGCGACGGTTCGGTCGCGACCATTACCAACGCGACCGGCGAGGAGTGGCCGTCAGGCGCGACGGTCTACCTCTACGTCGAGGGGAAGGGAGTCAGCGAAGACCTGGAAGAGCAGTTGGCGTCAATGCAGTCCGGGATCGACGCCAACTCTTCCGCCATCACTGATCTGGAGGCCGAGGTCAACGCCAACACGGAGGCGATTGCGGCGTTGCAGCCGGCAGTCGACAAGAACGTCGCCGACATTGCGGATCTTCAGACGCGGGTCGCCGCGCTTGAGGCCGCCGCGCCGCCGGCGACGATGTCAGCCAGCAAGAAGTAGGAAATCTCGAACAAAGGAAAAGGAGTTTCGTTATGCCTGCTCAGCCTACCCACCCTGCTCCGACGCATCCGCCGGCGTCGACCCCGACGCCGAAAGCCGCGGTCGTCGCTGATGACGACGCGCCGCCGAAGTACAAGCGCCCGCTGCCGAAGCCCGGCGACAAGGATTACGTCACTGGTCAGCCGATCGATGACGCGGAGGCCGACAAGGTCGAGAAGGAAGTGGCCGACAAGCATGCTGCGGCCAAGGCGGCGGCGAAAGCTGTGGCGGCGAAGCATGATGATCCGGCTAAGCCGACTACTAAGAGCCAGGAGCCCTAAGCCATGCCGGAAGCCGAGCTGCAAACCGTCCCGACTGCGAGCGCGGCTGACGTCGCCTATGTCGGCAAGCATCCGCACGGCGTGGTCAAGGCGCAGAAGCCGCGGTTGAAGGTGCTGAAGCAGAACACCGTCAAAGGCGCGCCGGTCAACACTGTCGCGCCGGCGATCACCGGCACGCCGACCGTGCCGAACGTGCAGACGTGCAGTTCGGGAACCTGGCAGAACTCGCCGACTTACGCTTACCAGTGGATGCGCAAAGGCGGCCCGATCCCTGGCGCGACGACGGCGACCTACACCCTCGCCGCCATCGATCACGGCACCCAGGTTTTCTGTCATGTCACGGCGACCAACAGCAAGGGCAGCGTTGTCGCGAAAAGCAACAGCGTGACGGTGCCCTGAAAGGAGAAGCGATGAAAAAGATTGACCCCAAATCGCCTGGGCAGTCGTCCCAGAGCGACGATTTCTGCGATCCGCACGGACACGTCGGTTCGATGGGCGCGGGTTCTCACGAAGGACTCGGGCGGACGGAGGACGGCAGCTTCGCCTCGATGTCGCGCGGTGGCTCAAGCCCTGATGGCGACGCCATGGTGGCGAAGTATCGCCCGAAGGGCGGCTCCAGCAAGCAGGCTGACAGCGGCTCCGAATTGAACGATGAAGGCGACGACTGGGCGTGAACGACGCCGATCGTAAGTTCCTGCTGCTCGAACGGAAGAAGGCGATCATCAAGGCGCGCGCCGGCATGATCGCGTTCTCCCGCTACATGAGCCCCGACCCTGACGATCGCGCCGACCCGCGGCTGTCGGCCTATGAAGACGTGCGCCATCATCGGGTGATCGCCGCGGCGCTGGAGGAAGTCGAGGCCGGCCGGATCAAGCGGTTGATGATCTCGTGCCCGCCGCGGCACGGCAAGACCAAGCTCGCTAGCATCAATTTTTCTGCCTGGTACGCCGGTCGCAACCCGATGAAGTCAGTGGTGTTCGCCACCTATAGCGATAAGTTCGCCCAGGACACCGGCGGCGCGGTCAAGACGCTGATCCAGTCGCCGCTCTATGCCCACCTGTTTCCGAACTTCCGCCTGGCTTATGGCGGCGCGGCCAACGATCGCCTGCGCATCGCCGGCGGCGGCGACATGTTCTTCGTCGGCGTCGGCGGCGCGCTGACCGGTCGCGGCGGCGACGTCAACATCCTCGACGACCCGATCAAGAACCGCCAGGAGGCCGACTCGATCGTCGTCCGCGACAAATTGTGGAATTGGTACAACAGCGTGCTTCGCTACCGGATGATGACCCAGGACGCGGCGCTGGTGATCATCGCCACCCGTTGGAACGAAGACGACATCATCGGCCGCCATATCGATCCGACCAACCCCTATTTCAACCAGGAGGAAGCCGAGTCGTGGCGGATCATTAATCTGCCGGCGCTCGCCGAAGAGGACGATCCGCTCGGCCGCGAGCTTGACCAGCCGTTGTGGCCGGCCCGGTTCGACACCGCCTTTCTCCTCGAACAGCGTCGCGCCGACGCTCGCGGCTTCACCGCGCTCTATCAGGGCCGCCCAACGCCGGCTGAAGGAGCCTTTTTTAAGTCAGACTTTATTCGGACCTACAACAAGATGTCCGATCTGCCGCATGCCGACGCGATGCGCTATTACGGCGCATCCGATTTTGCAGTAGCGACTAAGCAGGAGAACGACAAGAGCTGCCATCTCATCGTCGGGGTCGACGAGAACGACAACATCTGGATCATGCCGGATTTGGTCTGGAGCCGGATGCCGTCCGACATGTCGATCAACGCCGTCATCCACTTGATGTCGAAATATCGGCCGATGATGTGGTGGGCGGAAAAAGGCGTGATCGCCAAGTCGATCGGGCCGTTCCTGCGCAAGCGGATGCTGGAGAAGCGAGTGTTCTGCTCGATCGACGAGA